AAGCCGCATGTCAGGTTCTCCGACCCCGAGCGCAGGATGGCTATTGGCGCTCGATAAACCGAGGCAACTCATATCCCCCAATTCGGACAGGTCCGATCCCTGTTCGGAGGACAGACTGGCACCCTCAAGGTGCGCCCGGACAAAGCGATTGGAACTAGCTGTCCTAGACCGTGTCCCTTGCCCGTGACGGGAGGGGAGGACGACGGAGAGGAGAGCTATGGGGACAGGTGACATTCAATGAACTGAGAGGATGCCAGGTTGAGCACGTGTTCTTTGCCGTCGATGTCCTGAACCTTCACCAAAGGATGCTGATACTCCAACACCTTCCCACGCCGATGGAGCATGGTGTCTTTCTCAATTACGTCTTTAAAATTGAACGTGTAGCGTTTTCCGACCTCGATCACCGATTTCCCTCCGAAATTGTTCTGTCCCGGTGTCTACCTTTTACCGGCAAATCGCAATTGTCACCACGTGTCCCGGCGCGCTCATTCTGTCCATGCAAGTGCATTGATATCATGCGCTCGTTATGGACAGCATCCTCGATGGCAGTCTCGCTGACGACATAGCGGCGGCGCTGGACAGCGCGGGCATTCCCTTTGCCGTCACCATCACGCGCGACGTACCGCAAGACAGTCCTGACCCTGCCGACCCGCTGCCGCCTATCACCACCGATTATCCGTGCTCGGGCTGGGTTGACGCCTACACCGCAGCGGACCTAGCCAACAGCCTGATACTGGCGAGCGATACCAAGATCATCGTCGTCGCCACCACGCTCACCATGCCATCGCCACCCGTGCCCGGTGATCGTGTCACGGCGCGGGGCAAGAGCTATTCAATCATCGACGTGTCGAGCGATCCCGCGCTCGCGACCTACACCTTGCAGGCGCGCGCATGACCGCCAGCGGTGCCAATGCCCGGACTTCTGGGAGGGGGAGTGTTCGAGGGGGCGGGCTGTCGGCTTCGCGCTCCCGGTTCCAACCGGCCACCCAGGCCATCAAGTTTCTCGAATCCCTGAAAATCCCCGAGGGGCCGTTGGCGGGAAAGCCGATCCGGCTCGCTGAATTTCAGAAGCGGTTTATCCGTGGTGCCCTTGCCGATGGCGTGACCATCGCGGCGCTGTCCGTTGGTCGTGGTGCCGGCAAGACGATGCTGGGCTCCGGTCTGGCGCTGGGCGCGTTGCTCGGCAAGATCGATCGGCAGCCGCGCCGCGAGGTTCTGATCGGTGCCAAGACGCGGGACCAAGGCCGCATTGCATGGTCGTTCATTGAAGGTCTGGCGCGCTCGCTATCGGTTGAGGATCAAAAGCTGCTGACGTTCGTTCGGTCGCCACGCCTTGAGGTCCGGTATGAGGGCGACGGCGGCGGTCATGTTCTCCGCGTGCTGGCATCCGATGCGAAGAATGCCCTTGGGCTTGCTCCCGTGTTCTCGCTGCTTGATGAGCGCGGGTTTTGGGACAAAGACAAAGGCGATGCGCTCGAGGCCGCGATCTTCTCCGCGCTGGGCAAACGCTCCGGCCGCGCCATGGTCATCAGCACCAGCGCACCGGACGACGCGCATTCGTTCTCCAAACTGCTCGATGAGCCGGGCGAAAACGTCTACGTGCAGGAACACCGGGCACCGGAAGGCTGCGCACCGGACGATATCGCGGCGCTGAAAACCGCCAACCCCGGCGCGGCATCGGGCATCGGTTCGTCGCTCGAATGGCTACAGGGCGAAGCACGGCGCGCCATCCAACGCGGCGGCAACACGCTTTCGAGTTTCCGTCTCTTCAATTTGAATCAGCGTGTCAGCGGTGAAAACCGGGACGTGTTGCTCACCACCGACGAATGGCTGCGGTGCGAGGTGGAAGAACTTCCGCCACGCGAGGGCGCTGTCGTCATCGGCATCGATCTTGGCGGCTCGGCATCCATGACCGCAGCGGCGTTCTATTGGCCGCAGACAAACCGGCTCGAATGCCTTGGCTGGTTTCCGTCACAGCCTTCCTTGCTTGATCGCGGGCAGCGTGATGGCGTCGGCAACCGCTACACCGAGATGGCAGGCCGTGGCGAGCTATCAACGCTCGGGGCCATGACCGTTCCCGTCGCGCCTTGGCTGTCCGACGTGATGCGTCATATCGAGGGCGAGACTGTCTCCGCATTGGTGATGGACCGCTACAAGCAAGCCGAACTTGGGCAGGCAATCGACGCTGCCGGCATCCGCGCTCCGCTGGTGTGGCGCGGCTTTGGCTTCAAGGATGGCAACGCGGACTGCGACGGCTTCCGGCGCGCCTGTTTCGACGGGCTGGTGAAATCGAAACAATCGCTGCTGCTGCGCTCGGCCTTTGCCGATGCGGTCTGTCTCCGCGACCCTGCGAACAACATCAAGCTGGCGAAAGCCCGCAGCCTTGGCCGTATCGACGCGGCATCCGCGACCGTGCTTGCCGTCGCTCACGGTGCGCGATTGCTGGCGCAGCCGGTGAAAAAATCGAGGGCGCCGGTATGGGTATGAACCGACGCGACTACGCCAACCATTCGGCGAAGGTCTGTCGCTCGAAGCGATGGCCGGCGCTGCGGCTCGCTGCAAAGCGCCGTGACGGCTTCAAATGCGTGTCATGCGGTGCGGCCGGTCCCCTTGAGGTCGATCATATCAAACCGGTGCGCAGCCATCCCGAACTGTCGTTCGAGTTGTCCAATCTTCAAAGCCTCTGCTGCCGCTGCCACTCCCGCAAAACCCGAATCGAGATCGGCTTGGCCGAAATCGACCCGAAGCGCCAGGCATGGCGCGATTTAGTCCGCGCCATCGCGCAACCCAAACCAAAGGAAATCCCATGCTTGAGTCTGTGAAAATCTCCCGGCGTCAGTCGGAAATCCGTGAAGCTCTTTCCGGTCTTGTCGGCAAGTCCGAATTGACCGAGGACGAAACCCGTTCCATGTCCACGATGGATTTGGAATATCGCAGCAACGAGGCCAAGTATCGCGCCGCGCTGATCGTCGAGGACAACGAGCGACGTGAAGCAAAGGACGATCTGGAAACCCGCTCCGATAAGGAATACGCGGACCTGATCGGCAAGTTCGAACTGCGGCAAGTCGCGTTGATGCTGGACGAAAAGCGGCCGCTTGACGGTGCCACCGCCGAAATCGTGCAGGAACTGCGCAGCCATGGCGGTTATCGCGGCGTCCCGGTGCCTTATGAGGCGCTGGAAATTCGCGCCGGCGAAACCATTGCATCGGGCACGCCGTCACCGGTTTACACCGCGCCGATCATCGACCGTATCTTTGCGGACAGTGTGGCCGGCAAGATGGGCACTCGCTTCATCAACATCGCGCAGGGCACGAATGAATATCCCGTCACCAACTCGGCGGTAACGGGCGGATGGGCTGCAACCGAAACCGGCGCTGTGGCGGGACCGACCGCATACAGCACCACGGATTTCAGCCTTGCTCCGAACAACACCTACGGCATCACCATGAAGGTGACGCGGAAGGCGCTGAAACAGTCCGGTGACGCGCTCGAACAGGCGGTGCGGCGCGACATGAACGGCTGTCTTGCCGTTGGCATGGACAAGGCCGTGTTCCTTGGTGCTGGCACCGGTGGCGAACCTTCCGGCGTCATGGTCGGCAGCTACGGCATCACGTCCACCGCCGTCAACGCTGCGGCAAGCTGGGCGGCGTTTCGCGCGGCTGTCACCCGCTTCATGGTCGCGAATGCGGCAACCGGACCCGGCTCCGTCAATCTGCTGATCCGCCCGGAGGTCTATGACGACATGGACGACACGCTGATTAGCGGCACCGCCGTCTCGGAATGGGACCGTCTGACGAAAAACATCGGCAACCCGATCATGAGTTCGAACGCGCTGGCGGCTCCGGCAAGTTCGCCGCTGTCGAGCAAGGCGCTGCTCACCACCACGGTCAACGGTGTTGCACCGATCTTTGTCGGCACCTGGGGCGCAATCGACCTGATCCGCGATCCCTACAGCGACGCGGCATCGGGCGGACTGCGGCTCACCGCGCTGGCGACGATGGACGTCACCGTGTCCCGCGCCGTGCAGTTGCAGATCCTGACCGGGATTCAGTGACATGGAAACCGCCCTTTGGATGGGCGATCTTGAGGTGCGCGCCGCTCGTAAAGGGCGGCGCAAACTTCGGGGCCGTTTCCCGTACAAAAAGCGCGCCGTCCTAAGCGATGGCGGGCGCAAGGGCGGCCGTCCGCAGAAAGAAACCTTTGCACCGAAAGCCTTTGCCTATCGTGTCGAGGCTGCGGACAAAGAGATTCACTTGCTTGTCGGGCATGACTTCAACCGTCCGCTCGCCAGCAAACTCACCGGCACCATGAAGCTGGTGGACACCGCCGAGGCGCTGACGTTCGAGGCGGAAATCACGCCAGAGATTGCGGCTACGTCCTACGGCCGCGACGTGCTGGCGCAAATCGATTCAGGATTGGCTTACGGCATCTCTCCGGGCTTTCGCCTGCCACCGCCGCGCCGTGTCGCCAAGCCGGAAGTTTTCACCGATGAGGGCCATGACCCGTCGCGCGGTATGTTCAATGCGCTGATCCGCACCATCAATTCCGCGCTGCTCTATGAACTGAGCATCGTGACGCGGCCGGCGTACAAGGAATCCACCATCGAGGCGTTGCCGGACGATGGCGAGGACGACGAAACTCTCTCCCAAGTTGGGATAGACATTCCGCCGCTGACCGACGCCGAGAAAATCGCGGCCGGCTGGGTTCGTGACGCCAACGGCAACCTTGTGCCACCGCCGAAAACCGATGCTGAAAAGCTCGCGGCCGGTTGGATTTGGCAGAACGGCATCCTTGTGCCGCCACCATCGCAGCAACAGACGGCAACCTTTCCCGTGCTCACCGCGCCGGTGCCGTTGATCCGTCCCATTCCTATCGTCAGGGCGCAACCCGCGCTGCCGTCAATCGCGAGGTATCGCTAATGGCCGTCACCATCAAACAGACGGAAGGCGCACCGTCGGCATATCCGACGCTCTCGCCAGCAATCGAATTGAACGACGTGGCATGGATGCGCGTCGAGCAATGGATTGCATGGCGCTACACGTCCCGCAGCGTGGCGTGGATTGTCGAGGGACCGGGCGCGTGGTTTCCACCCTTGGCACCGGCAACCGTCGCCACCGTCGAGATATGGGGCGCTGGCGCATGGTCTGAGGTGACGCTCGATGCATCACCGCTTGGCGGCTACATGCTGACCGGTGAAGGGCCTTACCGTTTCACCGGCACCGTTGGCGGCGGCACCGTTCCCGCGAACGTGTGGGAGGCCGTGAAGCGTCTGGCGGCCTATCTCAACACCAAAGCAGGCAAACCCGGTGCGCGCTCCGAAAGCGTCACGGCGGGCAGCGTCAGCGTGTCGTCGTCGCGCTCGCCAACGTGGATGGCGGCGGCAATGCAGAACAGCGGCGCGGCCGATTTGTTGAGAGGGCTCCGAAATGTTTGAACGTCTGAAACGGATGCTGTCACCGGCGACGGAAAAGCGTTCGGCTGGTAGCGGCTTCACCGCTGAAATCATCGCGGCGCGCGAATCCTATATCAGCGGCCGGCGCGGCATCGCAGAATTGACCGCCACCGCGCAGTCGTGTGTCAGCCTATGGGAAAACGGCTTTACGCTGGCACAGGTGAACGGCACCGACATGCTTGACCGGCGCACGCTGGCGCTGATCGGACGCTCGCTCGCCTTGCGTGGTGAAAGCGTATTCCTGATTGACGGCGATGCGCTGGTGCCATGTTCGGATTGGGACTTGCGGACCCGGAACGGTCGTCCGACCGCGTATCGTGTCAGCATCCCCGAGGCTGGCGGCGGCACGTCTACAACGGCTTTAGCGGGCGAAGTGCTGCACGTCCGTATCGGCTGCGACCCGGCCGCGCCTTACTACGGGACCGCGCCGCTGAAACGCGCAAGCCTTACGGCAGGCATGTTGCAGGCGGTGGAAAGTTCGCTTGCGGAAGTGTTCGAGAATGCGCCGATTGGTTCGCAGATCGTGCCATTCCCGGAATCGCCAGACACCGACATGGTTTCAATCGGACGCTCTTTCCGTGGACAGCGGGGCCGCGTCATGCTGCGGGAATCCGTCACCGTATCGGCAGCGGGCGGACCCGCACCGGCAACCGATTGGCGGCCGAGCGACATGACGCCGGACCTTGAACGGGCGATGACGGCGGAAACCCTTGAGGCCGCGCGCAACGGCGTACAGGCGGCGTTCGGCGTGCTGCCCGGTCTGTTCGTATCGGCGGCGCAAGGGCCTTTGGTCCGCGAGGCGCAACGGCATCTGGCGCAATGGACGTTGCAGCCGATTGCCGAACTACTGGCGGAGGAAGCAACAGCAAAGCTCGGCGGCGGCGTCACGATCGACACCATGGGACCGACGCAAGCCTTTGACGCTGGCGGCAGCGCGCGGGCGTTCGCAACGCTGGTGCAAGGTCTGGCGCAGGCGAAGGAAGCCGGCATCGACGCCAAGGCGGCGCTGGCAATGCTCGATTGGGCGGACGGCAACGCGGCGTGAGGCATCGCCATGTGGCAAGCTCCGTCAACGTCCCGGCCGTACAAACAGCACTATACGCGGGATTATCGGCTCTACCGCTACGGCTCAAAGCCCAAGCCAAAGCCCGCGCCGCTGTTCAAGGGCAAGCGTCGGGATGCTGCCATTGATGGCGTGATGGCTACGCTGGAAACCTTCCGGTTCAGCAAGTTCGAACGTGAGGGCGATTGCCGCAACGGCATTCGTTCCTTGCTATGCCTACGCGGGCATTCCTGGGACGTTGCCGACGCCACCGCCGCAGACGTGGTGCAGGAAGCATTGCGGCGCATGGGCGCGGCGCGGCCGTCTTGGGATGAGGGCCAATGGAGCTACACCGTTGGCCGCGAACAATGCGCGCGGTGCGGCGGTCCTATCGACGATGAAGATATGGCGCGGGGCTTTCGGTTTTGCTCGGCAATGTGCGCAAGATCGTCACGTCAGAACCTTGCCCGCGAGGTGCGATGGGACAACCCGCTGCGGCAAGCCGCTTACTGGCAAACCTACCTTGCCGGCGCTCCGGTGCTGACGTGCGAACAATGCGGCAAGGACTTCAAGTCGAGACTGTGGAACAGCGACAAGCCGAAGTTTTGCAGCCGGGTTTGCAAGAATGCGGCGCGCCGGTCCCCACCGCGTTCCTGCCTATGGTGCGGGACAGATTTTCAGCCGGTGAAGGGACGCGGGAAGTTCTGCACGCCGTCTTGCGCCAGCCTGTTTAACATCAAGGCATTCAGGGACAGCGCGCCGGAACGCAATTGCACCGTATGCGGCACCTTGTATCGGGCCGGTTCTCAAAATTCGGCGTACTGCTCGAAAACCTGCAAGCTCGTTGTCGTCAACGCCAAGCGCCGGGCGGCGAAACGGGCGAAGCAGGCCGCCGCGTCCGGCTTCATGTGCGAGGCTGTTGATTAGGAGTGATGTTAGGAAATGTACTAGGCGATCTCCTAATTATCCTAATATTTCAAATACTTATATGCATTAAATGGCGGAAGGGGTGGGATTCGAACCCACGGTACCCTTGCAGGCACGGCGGTTTTCAAGACCGCTGCCTTAAACCACTCGGCCACCCTTCCATGCCGTCCCTCATGGGGGAAGGCGGGGGCGATTGCAAGGCAGCCGCGGCGCGCCGGACGGCAAAATCAAGGGCCGGTTTACCATGTCTGCGGCCGGCCGGTTTCCGGCGCCGAGGCAATGGGTTAAGCTTACCGCCACGATCGGGGAAGACCCGCGGCCGCTTGCCTGGAGCTAGGCAATCGGGCCGCGAAGATGCTATTTTGGGGTGTCATGGGGATCAGCGTCACGGATTTCGGCGGAGCGGTCGCGCGCGTTGCGGCGGTGGGCGCCGCCTGCCTGCTGCTCGCCAACTGCTCGGTCTCCGACAAGTTCGCCAAGCGCGTCGATCCGAAATACGGCGTTTCCACCAGCCCCCGCGTGGTCGGTTTCGACGAGGCGGTGCCGAAGGGCGGGGGGACTTACCGGGTCGGCAAGCCTTATGTGGTGGCGGG